CCGGGCCGGGCCCGGCGGTGGCGCGGGCAGATTCCGGGCCGGATTGACAGTGAGGCGGCGTGGAAGGCCGTAGAGCGATTCGAGAAACGGCAATGAAGCTGAACCTGGGATGCGGCGGCGACGCCCGTGAGGGCTTTGTGAACGTGGATCTGCGGAAGCACGCGACTCACGTCGACGTGGCGTGGGATCTGAATGATCTCCCGTGGCCGTGGGAGGACGCCTCGGCGGAGTTGATCGTGGCGAAGGCCGTCTTCGAGCATCTGCGCATCACGCTGCTGGATTCGGTGAATGAGTGTTGGCGGATCCTGGAGCCGGGCGGCCGGCTGTGGATGAAGATCCCGTATTGGAAACACACCAATTCGTATCTGGACCCGACGCATTACTGGCAATTTGCGTTACATACGCCGGATATTTTTGACCCGGAGACGGAATACGGGCGCCGATATGCGTTTTACACCGATCGAAAGTGGAAGCTCGTGAAGGGCCCGCGGCTGAATCGGGCGGAGAGCTCGATTATTGTGACGATGGAGGTTCGCAAGTGATTGACCTGGTGGTGACGACGTGCAACCGGCTGGGCCTGTTGAAGCGGACGCTCTCGTATATCTGGGCGCGGACGTCCAGCCCCTACCGCCTGCATCTGCTGGACGATAACTCCGAGGCGCCCACGGTCGACTATCTGCGGCGCCTGTACCTGGACGAGAAGATCGATTCGGTCTATTTCGGCAAGGAACCGGTCGGGATTCCGGGGCAACTGCGGCGGATCCTGCGGGTGACGGAGTCCGATCCGGTGGTGTTCACCGACGATGACATACTCTGTCCGCGACTGGGTCCGGACTGGCTGGCGCGCGGCCTGGCGGCGATGGCGGCGCATCCCGAGGTCGGGCTGCTCGCGCTGAACGGGCCGCAGTGCAACATCGACGGCAAGCGCGGTCTGACCGAGCCCCACGGCGAGGTCACGTACTGCCGGAATATCCCCGGCTGGTTTGCCTTCGCCCGACGCGAAGTCCTGGCCACGTGCCAGCCGGACGACGGCGCTTACTCACCGGTCAAGCAGATGTGTGCCCGCGCGACGGCCCAGGGCTGGCGGATCGCCTACCTGACCGAGGTCTACTGCCAGCATATCGGCGCGGTCTCGGTGCGAAACGACAAGGATCTGACCGGCGAACTGGAGATGGTGCTGCCGATCGATCCCGAGACTCTCATTCCCCCGGAGGCGTATCGCGGATGAATACCATTGACGTGCCCGTATATCCGAAGATGGATCCTAACGAGGTGCAGGCCATCCACCGGCTGATCGAGGAGCGGCAGCCTGAGCGCGTGCTCGAGTGGGGCGGCGGCGGCAGCACGCTTTACTGGCCGATCACCTATCCACATCTGGACTGGGTGACCATCGAGCACGATCCGGACTGGGCAGCGTCACTGCGGGCCCAGCTCCCGCCGACCGTGACGCTCCTGGAACTGCAGGCGCCGGATCTCTACCAGGTGACCGCGGCCGCGATCGGGACGTTCGATCTGATCATCGTGGACTGCAAGACCTGGCGCGTGGAGTGCCTGGACCAGGCGCGGGACCTGCTCAATCCGGGCGGCGTCGTGCTCCTGCACGATTTCGATCATCCCAAGTGGCGTCCCGGACACGATTACTACCGCGGCGGAATGCAGCTCTCCGAGCCGCACGGCAAGCGGCGCGGCCTGATGCTCTTCGAGCACCCGCGGCCGACGAAGGTGTTCGGCGTGGGGCTGTCGAAGACGGGGACGGTCTCGCTCACCGCGGCGCTGAAGCGGCTCGGATTTTCGACGAAACATTATCCGCCCGCGCTGAGCGTGCTGCGGTACGCGGAACGATACGACGCGCTGACGGACTCCTCCCTCTGCCAATATCTGGAGATCCTGGACCGGCTGCATCCGGGCGCGCGGTTCGTGCTCACGGTGCGCGACGAGGACGCGTGGATCGCGTCATGCCGGCGGCACTGGGCCGGTCGAAAGCCGCGGACCTCCGGATGGCAGTGGAACCGGTTGGCCGTCTACGGCGTGATCGAGTTCAACGAGGCGATCTTCCGGCGCGTCTTCCGGGCCCATAACGCGCGGGTGCGGCAGTATTTCCAGGATCGGCCGGGGAAACTGCTGGAAATGGACATCTGCGGCGGGGATGGCTACGACGCGCTCTGTCCCTTCCTGGAGGTCGGGATGGTTGACGAGCCGTTTCCACACAAGAATAAGGGGTAGACATGAGCAAGGGCATTGTGCTGCTGGGCGCGGATCGACAGATCGAGAAGCTGGCGGACGGCAAGGGGCTGAACGTCGTGGTGGATCCGGAGATGGGGATGCCGTGGGATAAGGTGGTCTTCGTCGAACCGGGCACGGAAGTGCCGTGGGATCTCCTCCCTGCGGCCTGGCATTTTCTCGAACGGTGGGACGCTGCGGTGCCGCTCTGGCGGTACAGCGTCAACGCGGCGGACGTCGGATCCAAAGCCGAGCGGACGGCGACGCGGGCCGTGGTCCGGGATTTGCGGGTGCTCCTCCACGCGGTGGAGCTGCTCTTCGTGCGGAACAACGCGGACGGCCAGGCGCTGATGCACGCCTACCGGCAGGAGTTGGCGCAGGGCGACAATAAGCGGCTTGCCTTCCTGCGGGCGTATTACGAAACGAAGCCAAGGTTGTGCGTGCTGCCCCGGACGTGGCTGCGGAAGATCTATGAGCGGTCGAAGATGGATGCGCGCGCGACGTCGAAAGCGCGGAATCAGCGCCCGACGGGGAAGCGGCTGGTGACGGTGGAGCTGTCGCCGGGACGGTTTGTGAAGTGCAACCCCGGTGATGAGGAGAAGGTGAAGCGGATGTTGATGGGTGGCCGGCACTAACAACGAATGGGGAAAGGAACGAATGGGTATGGATCCGATCGATTGGGAGGAGAAGCGGCGGGAGAACGCGAAGAACAAGATGAAGGTGCCGGACGGGGATAAGGCGAAGGCCGGCAGGTTGTGGGGTGTGGTGAAGGGCACTGGAAACACTCAAAGTGCAATGCTGTTTCCAGTGATCAGGAAGGGGAAAGCGATGAGCCAGAGGAAGCCGAGGTATCGGGTCGGGCAGGGCAAGGCGACGGTTGAGGAGCTCACGTCGCGGATCGAGCGGGCGCTGACGCTGCTGGATAGCGAGTCGGCGGACGCGATCATTGAGGATCCGGGTGAGGAGTACGCGGCGCTGGTGCAGGGGATGGAGGCGCTGAACACGATGGAGTGGATGATGATGAAGCAAAACGGGCTGCGGGAGACGCCGCGATCGCTGAGGCAGAAGGCCAAGGGGATGACGATGGCGCTGACGATAGTCCATTATGCGTATGCGCTGGGGGTCCGGCGCGGGCGTGAGAGTAATGAGTCGTAACGCTCTCCCCCCTTTGGTTCCCCCCGCTGGGGGGAAGATAGGTTGAACTATGGCTGATTTCTGCACGGTGGCGAACGTCGAGGATCTGCTGCAGGTGGAGATCTCGGACGCGGATAAGGTGGACGCGGTCGAGCGTGCGATCACCGCGGCGACGGCGGCGATCCGGAACTATTGCCATCAGTATTTGGAGCAGGTCGAGGACGACGTCTACACGTTCGATCTCTTCGCGCCGGTGTGGAACCTGGTGCTGCCGGAGATGCCGGTGGTTTCGGTGGCGTCTGTCGTGGAGGACGACGAGACGTTGACTGAGGGCTCAGATGAGGATTACGTGGTGATGAACTACGGGCAGATCCGGCGAATTGGCTCCCGCTGGGAGACCGGGCCGCAGATCGTGGTGGTGACGTACACGCACGGCTATGCGACGATCCCGGATGATATCGTGGACGTGTGCACGCGCGCGGCCTCCAGGGCGTATCAGGCCGGCCTCCTCGCCTCTGAGATGGAGGCGGTGCCGGGGATTGAGTCGAAGAGCCTCGGGGATTTCTCCGTGTCGTATGGATCCGGCGGGGATCTTTCGATGGGGGTGAGCGGGGCCCGGATGCTGCTGATGAGTGAGAAGGATCTGCTCGACAAATATCGGTATGTGGGGCCCTGACGTAGTTGCCGTAGAGACGTTGCATGCAACGTCTCTACAACGGCGGAGGAGATGATCGGTGAGCGTGCTGGAATCGCTGCTGAATAAGACGTTGACGGTGGAGAAGCGGCTCCGGGTGAGTGACGGCCAGGGCGGTTGGCCCGAGGCGTATACGTCCATCGGGACGATCGCGGGGCGGATCCGGCCGGCGACGGCTAACGAGCGCGTCGTCGCGGACCAGGAGGAGGAGCAGATCACGCACGTCCTCTACACGGCCACGCTGACGACGTCGGGCGGCGAGGCGCTGGCCAGGGGCTGCCGGGTGACCGAGGGTGATTTAACTGTTGAGGTCCTTGGGGCCAGGAATCCATCTCGAATGGATCATCATTGGGAAATTGACTGTCTGGAGCGGCAGAGCGCCGAGACGACGGAGCTAGGGAGTTAATTCGCGGAAGCCGCCCCCGAGGACGGGGGCTGGGAGCATTGGAAAAGCGAGGGGCTGGGAGCGTTGGCTTGGAGGATTGATGTCGATTGACCGGTGGAATCAGAAGGCCGTCGTTGAGCAGGTGGCTGCCGAGGTGGAAGCCAGTATGGAGACTGCCGTGAAGGTGATCGAGGTGGACGCGCGGCGGCGGCTGCTGTCGATCGGGGATCCGGACTGGGGCGCGGGGTACCGGCGGTTGATTGCGCTCTACCGGCTGACGTCGTTTGTGCAGCGGGAGGGGCAGGCGGTCGTCGGCGCGATCGGGGTGCCGCCGGATCCGAGGAGCGGAACCCGGATGATGGGGTTCTACATTGAGACCGGATCTAGAACGGCGCGGGCGCATCCGTGGCTGAGGCCGGCCTTGCTGACGAATCTGCGGAATATTTTGGCGTTGTTGGGCGGTCGGTAGAGACGTCGTAGAGACGTTGCATGCAACGTCTCTACAGGAGGATCAACTTGAGTGTGATCACGGCAGCGGTTTATGACGTGCTGAGTGCGGATGCGACGCTGACGGCGTTGCTCTCGACGTATGAGGGCGAGCCGGGGGTCTTCACGGCGCGGAAGGTGCCGGAGGAGGCGTTGCTGCCGTATATCGTGACGACCGGCGCGGTCGCGGTCGTGCCGTTTGATACGAAGACGACGCGGGGCCGGACGATCACGCGGGATGTGCGGTGCTATGCGCCGGCGGGCGGCAGTGCGGCGACGGTGGAGGCGATCGCGGAGCGGGTGCGGACGCTCTTGCACCGGCAGACGATCGCGGTCGATGATTATGTGGTGGTGGTGGCGAGCTGCGACGGGCCCATCGAGGCCGACGAGCAGGACGCCTACGGACGGATTGTAACGGTGACATTTATGATCGAGGAGGCTTGAGATGGCAACGAACGGAAGTGACGTTTTGTTACTGGTGAACACGGGGACGCCCAGCGTGCCGGCATACGAGGCCGTAGGGTCCCAGCGCGGGGTGACGTTCGACGAGGAGACCGCGACGATCGACGCCAGCTCGAAGGCCAGTCGAGCACGGCGCGTTGATCCCGGTCGGTATTCCGCAAGCTTGAGCCTGGACGCCCTCTACGTCTGGAGCAACGATGGGTACCAGTCCCTGCGGGACGCGATGCGCAACGGGACGAAGATCTTGGTCGCCCGGCAGGACGACGGCGTGACGATGGAGACCGCGAACGCAGTGGTCGCGTCGATGTCGGAGGAGTTCCCGGATCAGGAAGAGTCCACGATCAGCATCGACCTCGAGGTTGACGGCTGGTGGACGGAGTTGGTGAGCTGATGGGCGCTCGAGGAGAAGGGACGATCGTACACGAGGACGGAAGTGAAACGCACGTCCTCTACACGAACCGGGCACTGGCGGATATCGAGTCGCACACGGACACGTCCATTATCGCGATTGCCGATGGATTTGCGGCCGGATCCAGCGGCATTCGGGCGATAGCTCAGGTGCTGCGGGCCGGCATGGAGGCGCATCGGCGGGACGCAAGGGCCGGCGGGCGCGCGGTGACGCTGAATGACGCGTACGATGTCCTCGACGCGGTGGGGTTTGCGGAAGTGGCCGTGGTCACGATGGATGCGGTCGCGGCGGTGCTGGGTTACGGGGTTGATGAGGAGGATCTGGACGTCGACCCAAATCTGTAGAGGAGGGTTTCGACGTCGAGGCCCTCCTCGAGGATGCGCTGGCGGTCGGGATCGGGGTGCGTGCGTTCTGGGGGATGACGCCCCGGGAGACGC